CATTTGGTGCTTGCCCCCCCGTCGTCAGCCCACCTGTCAGATTCGTCTTCCGGCGGAATTGTTTCTGGCGGTGGTGTACCGCCGTCTTTTTGGGCTTCTTGAACAGCCTTTAGGGTTTGATCGGCCCAAATTACGTTATGCACGCACAAGGAGTGAAGTGCTTCTTTGCTGCCCAGCGCAATCGTGCCCGCTAACACGTACAAGACTGAGGCTGCGTCTTCCATGCCTTTCTGCTCGTTTAAGGCGTTGGCAAGACCTTCTAGTCGCTTTAATGTTGATTTCCTTGCCATTAATTATTCCTTCTGTTGAGATGCATTTCTATTTCTTTAGCCCCTTCTTTGGCAAAAGTCTGACAGTACCTTGCGAATTCACTCCCCATGCCCACGTGCTTTGACCCTAGGTATGTGTACAAAACTATTGCAAGATCATTGTTCTCTTCTCGCTCAGCTTTTCTGGCTAATATTTTTATTTGTTCGTCTGTCATTCGCAACTCTCGCAAGGTCCGTCTATATTACAAGTCTGAGCAGTAGGCTCAAGATGATCAATGTCACTTGGACTCCTATGATCACCGTTACTACTAGCCGTAGCTTTTTCAATTTCGCTTGCCGCACGGTTTCTTAAGTAATATGTACTCTTTAATCCTAATCTTTGCGCGTGAAAATAAAGATCGTTTAAATATTTTAACGAAGTTTTATTATTAAACAAGTTTAAACTTTGCCCCATGTCTATCCATTTTTGTCTGGCCGCGCCGCAATCAAGTAGCTTGAACTGATCGTGGTCAAACGCGGTGCAGTATCTTTCCTTTAGGTCTTGTGGTATGTCGCCATTTAAGCGTCCTAGGTCACCGTCTACAGACTTTACCGCCTCAATTAACCCTTGATTCCATATTCCTCTTTCGCGGCACTCTTTTATAAACCATTCGTTTACTATGGTAAGGTTCCCGCTTTTATTTTCGTAAACAAAAAGAACTGAAAAGTCGGGCTCAATGCACGGGGAACACCCCTGTATGTATGAAATGGTTGCCGTTGGGGCAATCGCCATAGTGTTGCTGTTACGCATACCGTATTCCTTGATGTGAGCGCGAAGCGTTTTCCAGTCTAATTCCGGGCAATATTTTTTTCCCCTATGGGAAATGGGTTTATATTCTCCCATGTATTCCATTAGGTTTTTGTAAGTATCTACAGGTAGTACGTCTTTATCCCAAAGAGATCCTTCGTATGTGCTGTACACTCTCCTTTCTTTCGCTAGCTTGCTAGAATTCAAAATGCAATGATATGAAATAAATTCATAAAGCTCGTCAGAAAATTTGACGGCATCGTCTGAAGAGAAGTTGACTTTGTAGGAATGAAATACATCTGCCCAGCCCATACTACCTGCACCTACGGGACGATGTAAGAGGTTGGCTTTTTCAGCCTCGGCGGTAGGATAAAAATTTAAATCAATAACATTATCTAACATTCTCATTTGGGTTGCTATTGTTTTAGAGAGAAGTTTAAAGTTTAACTTTCCGTTTTGTTTTAGGTGTTCTTTTAAATTCACAGAGCTTAGATTGCACACGGCGGTTTCGCCGATCTCTGTCTTAGCGCCTTTCTTATATCGGGAGGGTTTAGTGTGTAGAAAGATTTCAGTGCAGAGGTTAGAACTATGGATAACGCCCTCGTGGGAATTCGAATAACGCATGTTAGCGTTGTCCTTGAACGTCATCCAAGCGTGGCCTGTCTCAAATAGGGATCTTAACATCTTCTTCCACAATTCCTTGGCGTTAATTGTTCGATAGTTGGATATTTGTCCGTCGTCTGCTTGCTTGCAGTATTTTTTGTATAGTTTATCAAAGTCATTTCCATAGACTTCGTGTAAGTCTCGAACGTCGGACGGAGAAAAAAGATACCAGTCTTTATTTTTCTCTACGTAGTCAAAGAATAAATTGGGCATCCAATTTGCCGTATTCATATCATGGCAGCGTCGTCTTTCGTCTCCTGTGTTTTTTTTAAGATCAAGAAAGTCTTCTATATCTAAATGCCAAGGCTCAAGATAAGCACAGCCAGCGCCGGGCCGTTTACCCCCTTGGTTAACCGCCACGAGAAGGTCGTTATAAATTTTAAGCCAAGGTACAAGCCCGCTGGAAGTCCCATTTGTTCCCTTGATGTGAGAGCCAGAAGAACGAAAATTAGTGACATCAAAGCCTAAACCTCCAGCATATTTAGATTTTCTAGCCTCTTGCCAAGCGCCTTCGAATATACCGTCAATGCTATCTTCGAAAGTGTTAAGATAGCAAGAACTGAGCTGGCTATGAGTAGTCCCACTATTAAAAAGGGTGGGTGTAGAAGGGCATAGCAAAAATTTTGAAATGGTTTCGTAAAATTCTATAGCTTTTTGTTCTTTGTTTTTTTCATTGAGGGCAAGGCCCATCGCCACTCTCATCCAGAGCGATTGAGGAGCTTCCAGCCTCCTGTCATTGATGCGGAGAAGGTAACGATCATAAAGGGTCTGAAGCCCAAGGTACTTGAATTGAAAATCTCTGCAAAGTCTAAGAGCCTCTGAAAGTTTTTTTAAATCGAAGTCTAAAAGTTTTTCAGACAGAATATCTTCCTTTGCTAGGAGCTTGATGTTTTTGATGAAAGATAGACGATACTGATGTTCAAAGGCTTCCTTGTCTACGCTACTGCCGAACACTTCTTTGTGAATGTTAAAGAGTAAGAGTTTTGAGGCAACATAATTGTAGTTAGGTTCTTTTTCAATTTTTTGACGAGCAGAAAGGATTAAAGCTTTATCGATTTCTTTCGTGGTGATTTTATCGTAAAGCTGTACATGCGCATCTAGAACGACTTCACTAGCAGAAACGTTTTCTAAATTTTCACATGCTCTTGCGGCGCACAGATTAATCTTGTTAATATCCAGCTTTTGGAGTCGTCCATTTCTTTTTTTTACGTCAATAGACTCACTCATTAGAGAACCTTGTTGTAGACAATACTAACTCTTTTTTTTAGAATGGAAAGAACTAAATCTCCCTGCCGTGCGGAGGAACAATCGATCTATCTTCGTGATGCTTAACTAAGTGAGCTTTCGTGTACCTTATGTTATGGAACTCGTGAAACTCAGTTGGGAAGTAATCTAAAATTCTATTCATCTGAAATCTTACTGGGGCACCAATGAAATGCGCTTGTTGCATTCTGGTGTAGTACCAGAAACTATTACTGTTCCAAAAACTTACGTGAGTGGGATCTTGGAACGCTCCCCTTCCATCCGTAGAAGGCACTTCAATTATAGCCCACCCACCATGGCGAAGACATCTATGAATTTCTTTCATAGTCTGTAGTCCGTCTTTCATGTGTTCTATTGCGTCTTGACATCTAAATACACCCACCGAGTTGTCTTCGAAGGGCCAGTCGGGTTTGTCTAGATCAAAAATAATTTCATTCTCAACCTTCTTGTCTTCTATGTCTATTCCTGTAAACCCTTCGTGAGGACGACCATTGCTGCAAAGGTCTATTTTTTTAAGGCCTTCTAGATCACACCATTTAGTAACCATATCAAGAATATATTTATCGTGTAGTTCGTGGGTTTTCTCTTGGATTGTTGCATTTTTTTCGCCGTAGGCCGTGTTACCTTCATGAAAATAGTATTTGTAAAGGGGCTCTTTTATTATTTCGACTTTTCCATTTATATATGTTCTACATATAAGATCGTAGTCATCACATATATCCATCTCTGGGTCATGTCCGCCTATTGAATGGTAAAATTCTTTTCTCCAAGCCCTAACATGATCTGGGGCGTACCAAATATAAGAAAAGGCTTGGGGTGTGGGGCTAAAGGCGGGGTGATATTTATTGCCGTCAATTTCTTCTTGTTCCCATCCCCATTGGCCGGTGAACGGAGTTTGGTATTCTTCAGACCCGTCAGGGTGGAGCCTTACAGAGTAATCGGAAGAATAAACAAAGTCTGCACCCGTCTCTTCAAATTTTTTAGCAAGCTCTTCTAGGCAGTTTGGCGTTAGTTCATCATCATGATCAAGCTCAACTAAGAATTCTCCGGCAGAAATGGTGCAGCATTCTCTTTTTAGATATCCAATATTTTTATTGAAAGTTTGAAAGAAATCTACTGTCTTATATTTTATCCCCGCTGCTTCAATCTTTGCTATCAGGGCCTCTCTTCCTTCTTGGGCGTCTTGGTTTAGTAGCAGCACCCACTCAAAGTCTTTAAAGGTCTGGTTCTTGAGACTGTTCAGGGGGCGATCAATGTGCTTTAGATCGTGCGATGGAGTGAATACAGAAAATTTCATTTGTTTTTATTAGGGTGGGGTTTGCCTGTCTTTTTCTCGTACTTAACGACAGCCTTTTGTTTTACTGGGTCGATGCCGCCTTTAGATTTTTGTTCTCTTTTTCCACTAAGCTCTTTAGACAAGTCTGTCATCTCTCCTTGGCTCATTCCTTTTTTAGCTGTGTATTTTACGAAATCCTGTTCGGAGAAAGGGTTGACGTCCGCGTCTATAGCCGTGTTTGGCGACGTGAAAACCCTCTCCCATTCTATTCCTTTTTCATCTATGTATACGTGATCCTCTTTCATTCCTTGAATAACTTCCAAGGTTTTGCCCGTATCAGGGTGTATGTATTCGTAAGTTGGCATTATATTTCTTTAAGCTCTTTCAAAATTCTATCAACCATTTTCTTATAAGTAAAGTTCTTTTGTAGGACGATGCCCTCTTCATTAGCTTGAGATATTCCATGCCTTTTAATTGCTCTTTCGCACCCATCTATAAAGTCGTCTTCACTCCAGTCGAAAAAATCACCCTGATTAAATCGTCCCCCTTTTTTAAAGAAGACGTCATCGGCCGAGTTAATTTTTCCTTTGGGTTCGACTAGTACGCTATTGATTTCATTCGCCCATTCTTTATACCCGTGAGCGTTTAGTATTACTGCGTGTTTACCTAGCGCAACAGACTGAAACTCGGGGAGACCCCATCCTTCTCCTCCCGACATGCCTATTATAATGTTTCCAGAGTTCAAGAAATCATTATAGGTTTTATTTTCGTTAAGCCAGCTCAAAAACTGTACGTTATAATAGCTCTCGCCCTCTAGGCAATCATTAAAGTTAGCCTTGTTTTCTTCTGGTTTTAGAAACCCGTTCCAGATGGCGCATTGAAGGTAGTAGTCTTTATTGTTTCCGTATTTTTTAAGCCAAGCTTGAATGATTTTCTTGTGGTGTTTTCTTTTCTCAAATTTTCCACACAAATTAAAAGTTATTCTATCGTCATTGAAATATTTTTTATTATTTATTTGAAAGTTATGAGAATCAAAAGCCAAAGGAATAACTCCAACCTCTGCTCCGTGAGCTTTGAATATGTCTGCTGTATAACTGTTACTTACAAAGGTTTTATTATTCTTAACGACGTTGAGCTCTTGTAGGGTCGGTTGGTCTGTTTCGTAGAAGGTTAGGAGAATTTGTTGCTCGCTAACGGAT